AAGGTTTTGGAACCAATCAAAGAGACTCCTCCTGTTGTAATTACTCCTCTTGTTCCAGAAATTATTGAACCTAAAAATGAAATAGTATCGGCTTACACAGAGCCTCAACATGATGAAGATGTGGTGATATCTGTTACTCCTTTAGCAGATGCTGTGTATGGACCAGATTTACCAGTGGTGTCAAAAGTGTATCAAGAAATTGTTCCAGAACCTGAACCAATTGTAGAAGCGGTAGTTGAAACTCCTGCTCCAATTCAAGAGGTGATAGAACCTACTGTAGAACCAGAAGTAGTTGAACCGGTTGCTGAGGTAGAACAGGAACCAGAACGTGAAATTATTCGTTTGAATGAAATCTTAAAACCTAAAGTAAAATCTACTTTAGAAGATATTCAAACAAATGCAGATGTTACTATGGCATTTGAATCCCACGGTGATCTCGATGTACTATCACAGTACAGCGTCAAATAAACTAAAAAGTTTACAATCAGTCTCTCAAAGTATACAATTAAGTATTAACTAACAATCTAATAAAATATATGAAATCTTCCATTTGGGTAGAGCGTTATCGTCCACGCACAATTTCCGAGGTTATCTTCCAAGATACTCGTCAAGAAACCACATTTGAAAATATCATTAAAGATGGTATCATTCCTAATTTGTTATTGTCCGGTTTTCAAGGTACGGGCAAAACAACTATCTCTAAAGTACTAATTAGAGAATTGAAGGTTGATCCAGCAGATGTTTTGCGTATCAATTGTTCTGATGAAAAGATTGATGCATTACGGAATAAAGTATCTGGCTTTGCGATGACGATGCCTATTGGTAAATTCAAAGTAGTGCAACTAGAGGAACTTGACTATTCATCTCTGGAAGGCTTTGCGTTACTCCGTGGACTCATTGAAGATACTTCTGCTACATGTCGTTTTATTGCTACGTGTAATTATGAAAACAAAATCATCCCACCATTGAAATCTCGTTTTCAACGATTCCATTTTCAAGCTCCTGATAAAGAAAAGATTGCTGCTCGAATGGTAGAAATCCTTGATAAGGAAGAAGTGGATTATGATGCTGAAGATTTGTTGACATACATCGATGTTGGTTATCCCGATATTCGTCAGACGATTCAGCTTCTTCAGAGCAATACACAGAACAAAAAACTACTTAGCCCATCAAATGCTTCATCTGAAAATGATTGGAAATTTGGATTGCTTGATTGTTTGGTAAAAAATGATTGGGTAGCTGCTAGAAAATTGGTATGTACAAGTGCCTCACGAGAAGAACACCAAGACATTTATACCTTCCTCTATCAAAATGTTGATAAGATGAAAACAGAAAATAAGGATGCGGTGATTGTCACATTGGCAGAATACATGTACAAGCATGCTTTGTGTTCAGACACTGAAATCAATCTTTCTGCATGTTTCATTGCTTTGAAGCAAATATGAACTGGTTGAAGCTTCTATTTAAAAAACTGTGTAGTCCATCTGTCACTGAAAAAGACATAAAGGAATATGCAGATGCAATAGAAGCTTTGACTAGAATTAAATACAATGAAGAATTTAGGTTGGCATTTTTAATTGATCCCAATTGGGCATTAGCAAACGTTTGGGATCAATCTTTTGGAGTTACACGATGAAAGAAATTTTATTTATTGATGAAGCAGATGAAGCAGAACATTTAGAATATTGTAAGTTCATGGATAATTTCGTGGGTCCTCGTCTCAGTATTTTCAAGATGACAGAAGAGGAACGCGCTCGCATAAGAGATTTAAATCCCCCTATAGTAACATGTTTACATTCAACCCGTTTGTATTTTGATTGGGGATGGAAAGCATGTGGTTATGGCCAGTTAAGTTTCGATTTGGAAAATGGTAAAATTACATGTGCTAATGAAGCAATGAGTAAAGAAGCAGTGAGAACGTTAATGCGTGCTTATGTTGATTATTTGGTTGATAATTCGGAGTTTGATAGCTAATGGCAGAATATAAACTAGACATCTTTGACACACTTGGTAAATTAAATTCCTCTAAATCAGGAGATATTTATTCTAAGTTGAGTGAGGATGAACGTAAAGGATTCTTTCCACTTATCGTAATGAGGTGGATGTCTGGTACTTCAGATGAACGTCAGATAATGATGTTGAATGAGTGTGCAAATAAATATGTATTCTCATTGGCAGAACATCCACATTTGTTGATGCAGCTTCTCCAGGTGGCATCATCTAAAACGAGTAAACGATATCAGTGGATTGGTATCAAGAGCAACACCAAAAAATCAGAATCTTTTAAAGTTGTTCAACAGTACTTTGAGATGTCTCATCGAGAAGTAAAAATGCTATCTCCATTTCCAAATGATACTGAAATCCTTCAAATGGCAGAAGAGTTAGGATATACAAAAGAAGAGCTGACAAAACTCAAAAAGGAATTTAAAGATGAAAAAATTCCCAAGTAAACAAAAAATTATATCTGAAGACAATCTGGAAATTCTAAATGTAGAACAGATTGCCGCGCGGCGCGTTCCAGTAGAAGATGCTGAAATCTCATTAGGCAAAAGTTCAAATTGGTATTGTCATTTCTGTAAAAAGAAATTTAGTAGTGAGATGTTTTTCCTTAGACATCGTTGTGATGCAAAGGAAAAAGTACAGACGTTGGCTAGTCCAACCGGTCAAGCTGCGTTCGGATATTACAATGAGTGGTTACGTCAACGTAGGTTTACCCCACAAACTGCAACAACATTTTTAGAATCAAAGCTCTTTAAAACGTTTGTGAAATTTGCACAAATGGTTATTGATGCAAATATTGCAAAACCAGAAAAGTATATTTCTATCATGTTGGTGGCCGATTTAAATCCCACTATGTGGTGTAGGTCAAATGCGTATTCTCTGTATCTGGATCACATTGATGCGCTTTCAGATCCAATGCAAGAAGTTCAAGATTCAATCAATTATCTTTTCGATCTTTGTGAGAAAGAAGAATGGTTGAATGACGATGATACCCCAAATATTAAGGGTGTATTTGTTTTGATGGGAGTCCAACGAATTCTTTCTTACCTTAGACAGAAAAGATTGTCTCCTTGGTTGTTATTCTGTTCGAAGACATTCAATGAAGTGTTGAAGCACATGGATCCAAGTGAAAGGTCATCTCTCAACAACATCATCAATGCAGAACATTGGGCTAATAAATTCAAAAAGAATCCTCAGACTGTAAAAGATATTGTTACGATAACACAAGCATTAGGATTGTAAAATGGATATTGATATTGACACAGTTCCATCATTTAACCCTCTTAGTATTTTTCCATGGGTGAGATCAAGTGTAGTTAGGGATCAAACACTCACCCCACACCCATGTGGTTTTCATCCACAGTTTATTCCTAAAGATTTTCAGACTGGTTTATCTGCTATCCCATATGATAAAGCTGAAGATTTAGGATTCATGAAGCTTGACTTTTTGCATTTACATGTCTATGAACATTTTAATTCGAGACGTGAAATTGAACAGCTTTTAGAAGTTGAACCAGATTGGGGTATCCTTTTACTTCCTGAAAAGCAAACAAAACTTTTTCAACTTGCTAAGCATGGAGAAATTTTGAATGCTATTAGACCTAAAAACATTGAAGAGTTAGCTGATGTATTGGCACTCATTAGACCAGGTAAAAGTCAATACGTCAAGCTGTATAAATCACAAAAAGAAAATACACGAAGAATTCTTTATGCTAAAGGAGAAGATGGATTTTCCTTTAAGCGAAGCCATGCAATTGCCTATGCCATGGTTATCGTATTACAATTACATCTCATGGGTGCTGGAATCATATGACACAACTCTCAACTACAACCATTAAGCATTTAGAAATTCTCCAAGAAGAATGTGGTGAGCTTATAGTTGCTATTTCAAAAATTAAAAGATTTGGGTTGCACGGTTTTAATCCAGAGATTGAAAATTCACCTACTAATTTTCAGAATTTATGTTTAGAAATCGGTGATGTTCTCGGTATGATCTCAATGGTTGTTGACAGTGAGTTAAAAGAAGAAGGAATGTCACTTGACATGTTGTTATCGTTAGGTGATAAGAAAGTTGAAAAGCTAACCAAATGGGAAAGAAAAAATAGAAAATATTGGAGTGGTGCTTCAATAGAACATCTAGAAGACAATCAAATTTTTGTATTTGGATCTAATCCAGAAGGTCGTCATGGTGCCGGTGCTGCAAGAAGGGCAGTTGCATTTGGTGCAAAATATGGGGTAGGTAGAGGATTGCAAGGTAAAACCTATGCGCTCGTTACCAAAAATTTAAATCCGGGTTATGTTGAAGAGTCAACTGGAATAATTTATGAAAATGAAGGATTCAGATCAGTATCAGAAACTTATATCAAACAGAACATAGATGGATTATATTTTTGTGCTAAAAAGAATCCAGATAAGGAATTCTTAATCTGTTACAAAATATCATCTGCTGGAAATTTGAATGGATATTCTAGCAATGAGATGTGTGACATGTTCTTACGTGACGATATTCCAGAAAACATAATCTTTCATCAAACATATAAACCCTTTGTGGATAAATATGTTCCAAAATAATATACTTTTATCAGGATATAGTGTATAATAATCTATATTCAAATATTTAGAAAGTTCTAAATGATACGCTTAACAATTCATGCCCCACACGGTTACAAAGATCAATATCCAAGTGGAGACAGTATCCCAATCCCCCAACTTGGTTCAGACGTACGTTGTCAAAGCGATTCATCGTATACATCTGCTGCTTTCAAAGTTATTGCTGTTGAATATGATTATCGTGACGTTGAAATTGATGTAACGGTAACTCTGTTTGATATTTCGAAAGCTTAAGATGACAACCATTCATTTAGTAGGTTTGTGCAACGACAACCCAATGTTGCAACAATATTTGGGGTGTCTCTCAAAGCGTGATTTCAAGACATATGAAATGGTCTTGAATAATTTCGAGAACAGAAGTTCTGTTGTCGTAAATGGGAATCATTATGTTTTCAAAGACTGGTGCTATGGCGAAGGTTTAACTATCAGAAAAGAATCTGATGGAACGTGGCACTTCACGACAGGTCTTAACTGTAGGAGTAGCGGTTCATCTGGCATTTTGGCAAACGGTGGTCCAGAGATGGAACAGTTTTATAAATCCCTCATAGGAGAAGGAGAAAAATAATGAAAGTCCATCCACAAGAACGAGTTGATGAGTCTCTTGACAATGCAATCGACAATGACTTTGAATTCAGGGACCTTGATCCAGAACAAATCGCAGAAGATCTGTCTGAATACGATTCTGACTTTGAAGATGCTGATTTGGATACATTGACAACCCAAGTTAAGGACTGGTTAGTCCGGCATCCAAAATGACAATCTACATTGATAAAGCCGAGTGGGTCACTAAAGCAAAGAACCCACGCAAGCAATACGCTCACATGATTTCTGATACCTCTCTTGAAGAGCTTCACTTTTTTGCTGCACAAATGGGAATCAAACGACATTTTTTCCATCAAAGTCGTGCTTGCAAGCATTACGATATTTCTGGTGAACAGATCCAGAAAGTTTTATCTGCTGGTGCATATGAAGTATCATCAAAAGAAATCGTTAAACTCGGAAGGTATGTTGTATGAGTAATGCACTTGAACCGGGTTGCTTAGCACTAGTTGTTAAATCACAAGAAGGAAAGTCAGTTGATTCAATAGTCCAATGTATTGGATTGATTCAACATCCTAAATTTGGGGCTGTTTGGAGAGTTCGTAGTAAATCACTATTGGCTGTTGTCAATGACATGCAGGTATTTACGGCATATGCTCCTTCATCTTGGTTGAAAAAAATTCAGCCTGGTGAATTGGATAAACTTAATAAGATAGAAAAATCAGAACTATCAAATGTTTAAATTTGAAAGGTATATATATGAAAGTATCTGATAACATGCAAGTATTCAATCGTTTTGACATTAACGGTATAACTTTCACGTTGGAGATGTCCCATGCTGAAGATTATTTCATACTGACTTCTCTTAAGAAACCGGTAGATGATAATCAACGTCCAGTAGTGGAATTTTTTGTTGATGAACACTGTAGAATTTTCAAATATCGAAAACATGTAGCTACACTCAATTTTACTTATGGTAAATGGGAAGCTCAATTTGGAGATGGGACAACAACACGATCATGCTACTCTGATCTGCCCAATGCAGTTTTTCAAATTTTAAAATTCCTGGTATAACATATGGACACTAATGACATAATAAAACCTTTCTCTGAACTTCCAGCAGATGCTGATCTAACAAATGGTAGTTGGGGATGGGGACATAACACAACAGATTTTGATAAAGCTTGGGTAGAATACGTTGATGAAAATTTAAATTCAACAATCTATTATGTGCCATTGGTGGTGATTCAAATGCTCAAGTGGACAAATGTTAACACTAAACAAAAAGTGCAGGATGACATTAAGCGGGCCTTGGGTTTGTGATATAATCTAATTTTTAGAAAGATTGAAAATGAAAGACGCAAAATACGTAATTGAACACACTACACATCTTGACAGTTTTCGGGTGGGTGATAAACATTACTCGCATGTGATTGATACCAAGAATGATTCAACGTACATCATCGACGAAGATAACAATATTCTTTTTACAGTCAATTCAGATGCTTATGCATATGATGCAGATGGTGAGCGGATTGGTAAATTCCACTACGTTGGAACAGCAACTTCTAACAATTGGCGTTTCGTTGATACGACCAATACTGAATTGAAATATTTCCCAACATGGGATTTGATCAAAAGCGAAACTCAGTTCTTCAAAGAACTGCTCAGTGCAAAATAAATTTGTAAATTACTCCAGGTTGTGATATAATATTCTTAATTGAAAAACTGGAGATAATATGAGGATTTTTGCTGTTGGTGGTTCAGTTCGGGATACACTGTTAGGATTGGATCCTTCTGATCATGACTATGTTGTGGTTGGTGCAACTGAACAGGAAATGCTGGACTTAGGCTACAAGAATGTAGGAGTCGCATTCCCAGTATTTTTGCATCCAGAAACCGGTGATGAATATGCATTGGCTCGCAAAGAACGTAAAACGGGTTCTGGTTATTTGGGTTTCTCTGTTGAGTTTGATCCATCGGTAACCATTGAAGAAGATTTGTTTCGTCGCGATTTGACGATCAATTCGATCGCAATGGATTTGGAAACTGGAGAAATTATTGATCCATTTGGTGGACAAGCTGATCTGTTTGATCGTAATTTACGTCATACTTCTGCAGCATTTTCTGAAGATCCATTGCGTGTAATTCGTCTTGCACGATTTGCTGCCAGATACCCAGATTTCAGAATTGATCCAACAACTCAAAAAATGGCTCACCAATTGGTTATGGAACCGGGTGAAATGAATTCATTGTCGGATGAACGTTTTATTGCAGAAATGGATAAGATGTTTTCTACATGTTCTAGGCCAGATATCTTTTTTGATTGGTTGTGGCATTTTGGTGTTTTCAGTTATGTGAATTTCTTTTCTGATTTATTTGGTTCTGTTACAATGGGATCATTTGAACGTAAGTTCGCACGAAATGCAATGCATGTTAAATGTCTTCCAGAAAAAGATAGGTTAGCAATTTTTATTGGATTGGCTACATCATTCGATGCAAAACAAACATCAAGTGCAATCCCAAAAAGGTTCAAGGACTTGACAGAAAGTATGTTGTTTCTGAATTCCACAGTTATGGATGCAGAAATGATTGGTCTGTTTATCAACATGAATCATGCCTGGCATGATATGACGATGTTGGATGACGTGTTTATGGCCTTGACGTGTATCGAAGATATGGGAGGTCTTCCTTCAATTGATATTTCGGTTCACATGTTGAGAGATATGGTGACCGCTTGCAGTTCAGTTAGTGCTGAAAAATATATGCATTTGGTTGGAAAAGAAATTGGTAGAGCAATTGCTGCCGAAAGATTGGCAGTTATTCAAAAACGTTTGGAGAATACTTATGAAGGCTTCTAAAGAAAAAGTTCTGTTTAAGGTGTTGACTGGTTCTCGCCTTTATGGTACGTTCACTGCTGAATCAGATTATGATTACAAGGCAGTGGTTCTTCCACCATTGGAAACACTGTTGATGAATATCAAGGTGACCAATCGTAAGGAGAAACCTGAAGGTAAAGGTCAAAATGCAAAAATGCTTGCGGGTGAAACAGAGACAGAATATCTACCACTTCAAGTTTTCTTGGATGATTTTTTTGCTGGTCAAACCTATGCCATTGAAGTAGCTTTTGCTGCTGCACAAGGTTTGACTGAGACAAAGGATCCGTTTGTTGAAACGTGGATGAAGGATATGATTGACCGATTCTTGACAAAGAATGTTAAGAAGATGGTTGGTTATGCGGTGTCTCAATCCAAGGTTTACGGTTTGAAAACGGAGAGGTTTAAGGCAATTAAAGATGCTGTGCGTCTCATTGAAGAGTATGCTCAAAATGGTTCTCTGCTTGTTGACTTGAATGATGCAGTTGATCTTCGTCTTAAGCTGACTGAACTTCCATTCGTGAAACCCACCATGATTGAAAATTCACGTAGTGGTTCTGAATTGGTGCCAGCTTTAGAAATCTGTGAGAAGAAATTTTCACTGACGAATAAGATTGACACGATGTATCTGTCTTTGAAGAAATCTCTTGACAGTTATGGTTCACGTGTTGCTTCTTTTGAGGGTGAAGGTGTGGATTGGAAAGCATTGAGTCATGCTATCAGAATCACAAGTCAAGTAATTGAGCTGAGTGAAACTGGTTCTATCGTCTTTCCTAATAATCAAGCTGAGGTGATCAAGCTTATTAAGCAAGGCCTGGTTCCACTTGATGAAGCAACAGAACTACTGGAAATGTTTTTCAGTAATATTGATGAGGCTGTTGAATCATCGGTTCTTAAAGAACGAACTCCAAAAATGGAAGAAGATTTCTATATTTGGAAACGAGATATCTTGATTGGTTTATACGGTGAAGAAATGATTCAATATTCTAAGCAATTTTCTTAAAAGTTATTTCTATTCCTTCGGGGATAGAAATAATTCTTCTGCGCTTTACTTTTGATTTGTTCATTCCTTTGTATGAGAAAGCATTTCCTACTATACGAGTAACATATGAAGCATCAAATGTTCTATAAAGTGGGGCTAACTGTGATGTCAATCCGTGATTTGCTATCTCTACACTCAATGGGCGTTCTTCAGATTTACCATAAAACCATCTGGTGACGATACTTAGGAAATCATATATAGGAATATTTTCCTGCTCTGCATAATCAAGTACGTATGCACCGATCTCATCTGGCATAATGTTATCGATTATACAGAGATAAGTTTCTCGTTTATATTCTAATAACGAAAGATACTTAAGATTGCATTTTTCGTGTAATAGTTCAATTTTAAGTAGCGGTATTTTTTTCTTTGTCATTAAATATGTCCTTATAGAAGATAAAGATATTTAAGATGATAGTTAACCTGATTTTGGAGAATACATATGACATGGCTCGGAGATGATAAAATAAAAGTGACTGGTGATAAACAAGCAACATTATTGAGAGAACGTTCAGTATTGGTTGCGAGTATTGAAATTTTGGGTATCAAACCTTTACCCAATAAAACTCAATCGGCATTGATCGGCCGTCAAGAAGATTTGCTTAACCTCGCTAAAAAGGTTAAGGCTATCGATAAAAAATTAGGAAGAATTGTGGATTAATGTGTACAATTCACAGGTTGTGTGGTATAATAACATCATACCAACTTAATATAGAAAGTGCATTATGACCAACCTGACTATTTCTGAATTGATTTCTGCAGCTAACAAGTTGACCGTTGAAGATCAATTGGTTCTGAATAAAGCTCTCTGTGTTATGATTCGTACGAAACGTAAAACGGATGCTATCATTTCCAGCACCAAGTTCTTCCCAACACAAATTGTCAAGTTCAATGCAAAAACCCGCGGTATTCGTATGTTGAAGATTGAAAAATTCAACCGAGCCCACACTGCTGTTGTTGGTTATGAAGTTGATGAAACTGGTAAGCAAGTTCCATACTCTGCTAAGTGGACTGTTTCTATCACTCTCTGCACCCCAGTCTAAGGAATCAACATGAACTTGAATGTGACTATCGGTGATGCAATCATTCTGGCAAATCTCGCAATGCTTGATGCAGATGATTGGAAGAGTAAAAGCGAAGGTCGAAGTGATGCAGACATTTTCATGGCGTATCACTTTAGCCGAAAAGAACTTTCATCGAATATTCGCAAACAGGTTGAAGCTCTCGAAATGAACAAGCCTTCTGTTCCACAACCTACTCCACAGATTACTGTTGACATGGTGGATGCAATCAAGGTTCAATTCTTGAAACCCATTTTTGAGGATGATTTTGCTGAACGTGGTATGACAGCTTGGTTGACAAAAATTGAATGGGCTGAACGTGAACAGTGTTACAAGTTGTATTTTGACTTCAGTGAATTTGAAGCGGAAAATGAAAAGTACTTTTCTGAAACATATTGGGCCAATTCAAAGACTGCACTGCTACCAAAGAAAAGCTTTTACACAGCAAAAGAGGCAGGTTATTACAACAAAAAACTCAGCACTTATTTCAGTGATGAATCTGATACTCAAAATCCTGAATCATTTGCACGTGAAATTGTCAAATATTTGAAAGTTGTTTGATGTCAGCAGTAATTCATATAATGGGGATGCATAAATCGTTAGGATATTACAAATATAGTTCATACGATCGTCCCCCAAAGAAACCAAAGAAGCCCAAGTTGTGGAAAAGGATTTCTATGTGGTTGAAAAATAAGTTCAAATAACATTTTACTTTTGTCAGGCTGTAGAGTATAATACATCATCGACAAATTAAATAGAAAGTTCAAAATGGCATATCCAAAAAACTCCTGGGCTATTCTTTCAGCTTCTTGCTTGTTCTCTTCAACAAAAGTCACTCTTGAACAAGTGATGAAGGAATGGGAAAAAGGAACAATTCTTGTTTGTGAAAAACCGAATGGTTCAGTGGGTTTTATTGCCGGTAGTCAAGGTCACTATTGTGATATTGGTACCCGTCATAAATGTCATCATGATCAAACTCTTGCAAATCTCGGTATGTGGGAAGTTAAAAACATTATCAATTACGAAACTATTGATGGTCTCTTGAATAGCACTGCAACTATTCCAGTTGCACTGACTCAAAAGGGAACAATCGCAGTATTCAAATGAAAACTCTACTATCAACAGAACTAAAAGAAAAAGTCACAGCTAGAATACAAGAATGTTTGGATATTGCTGAGAAGACTTTTGGACAAAAATTTGACTTGCCACTCGTGCGATATGATATCAGATCGACTGTTGGTGGTATAGCAACCTTTTCGAAATGGCGAGTAAGATTTAATCTCATTTTCTTGGTTGAAAATGAAGATGAATACTTGCAGCAGGTGGTTCCACATGAGGTGGCGCATCTGATTAATCGTAAGGTAAATAAAGTACCTGATGGTAGAAAACGTTTGAGTTCTCATGGAAAAGAATGGGCACAGGTTATGGAACTGTTCGGTTTGAAACCAGACGTTACCCATTGTTTCGATTGCACCTCTATTGAACCTCGAATTAAAGAGGATAAACCTATCATTAAAGTTTCTAAAGTTCAACGCATCATCACTCAAATGCGAAAGCTTGACGATGATGAAAAGGCATATTTAGTGGATCGCATTGATAATGGTGCACTGTACGATTAGTTTTGTGATATAATAACATCATACCAACTTATCATTGAAAGTTCATATGGCTAAATCTGTTAAATCAAAAATCAAACCACTTAAAAATGGTAAGTATTTGGTTATTTTAAGTCAGGATTCAAGTGCTTGGGTTGTGTGTGGTCATAATTGTGCTGCTCGTGTTCCTAAAACTCTTTGTGATAAAGAAGAGGTTGTTGAATTTTCACTCTCACATCTTGAATATTGGATCCAGAGCTCTTAATCAAAACTAATTTCAAACAGAAAGGTTCTTTATGGTAATCACATCAATAGTTGGTTTGGTTAAAACGTACGGTGTTAAAAACATCTGTTTCCAAATTCCAATGTCAAAGCTTGAACTTGCAGGAATCATTCCTGGCATTGCATTCAAGAGCAGTGATTCTCCAATGGAACCTACATTGTGCACAATCAGTGAAGATCGTTTTGACGTCAAAGATCACTACAAAATAACACTTGTTGCCGTAAATCCTATCTTTGGTAAAGAGCATTTTTATCAGATGGATCTTGAAAGTCTACTGAAAGATCACAGTGATGAATATAAAGTTTTCTATCTCAGTATTGCTGAAGATGGTGGCGATTATTTCACTCAAATCAAATTCGAATAAAGGAAAAAACATGACAAATTTCGTAACAGTGATGTTATCATTATTTTTATGTATCAATACTGTAAATGCAAAAACTTGGGATGAATTGACATATTCAGAAAAATATGAGTATAAATTAGCAGTATGTATTATCTATCTACAGCTTGATCCAATCAAAAATAAAGACAAGATTAAAACTGCAAGACGCCAATCTAGCTTCTCTGATAAAATACATCAAGAAAAACTAATTGATCTTTCTAAGTATTACAATCAACATAAAAATGAACTTAGTGAGTTAGGCCCCCTTGGTTGTGTTGAGGTTGAGATTAATCCATATTAGGGATTTGATTGCTAGTTTCCCATAAATAACTAAAATTATTTATGGGAGTAAAATATGTTTCACTATGTCTATAGAATAGATAATCTAATAAATGGAAGATTTTATATCGGGGTTCATTCAACAGATAAAAATCCGGAGAATGATAATTATTGGGGGTCTGGTAAGAGTATAAAAAGTGCTATTACTAAACATGGTAAAGAAAATTTTGTTAAAACTGTTTTGGGATGTTTTGACTCAAGAAAAGATGCTGATCTCAAAGAAAAAGAACTAGTGAATGCTAAGACATTAGCAAACAGACGGTGCTATAATATAGTTCTTGGCGGAGGAGGTAATGCGTGGACAGGAAAGTCACGAGGGGTAGTGAAAAGAAAGCCACACTCTGAAGAAACAAAATCGAAAATAAAAATTGCTCAGATTGGTAAATCTAAGCCAAAACATTCTATAGAATCAAATGTAGCAAAAAGTTTAAGACAGACGGGAAAACCTAATCTCTTTATGAGAAGTTTAGAAAGCAAGAAAGTTATAGAAAAAATTGCTAACACCGCTAAAAAAGATTATGCTTCTGGAAAAAGAATCCACCACTATAAAGGTAAGCATAGAAGTGAAGAAGACAAATTAAAAATAAGCAATTCATTAAAAGGAAATATTCCTTGGAATGTTGGGTTACCAATGTCAGAAAAACAGAGATGTATAATTTCTGATGCCAACAAAAATAAACATGTTAAAGTTGAAAAAGAACTAATAAAAATAAATCACACATATGATTCATTTAAAGAATGGGTGATAAGTGAATTTTTATTGGGAAACGGTCCAATAAAAATTCTTAAAAAGATACCAGAACAGTGTATAATAACTGAAACACCAATCAAAAAGATTATCAAAGATTATAAGGAATCCAAATGTCAAATTTTGTAGAAATTATCAAACAGTGTGAAAGTGCAAATGGTGCTGGCACCAAAAAAATGATTCAATCAGCATTATCAAATGCTGATGAAACAGCAAGAAAACTTATTATTGCTGCATTGAATCCATATGCAGTATATGGAGTTCGAAAATTTAACATGCCACAATCTGGTCCAGTGAATTCATCAAATGATGCATATGATGAATTTTTCAATGTTTTGGATCGTTTGGTTTCTCGTGATTTGACTGGTGATGCTGCTCGAAATGCGGTCACTGGAACACTCGGCGGATTCTCTATTGAAGAACAGAATTACATTGTTAGGGTTCTTGATAAAGATTTAAAGGCTGGATTCAGTGCAGAAACTGCTATGAAATCATGGGGCAAATTTGATACATTTAACAAGATTCCTTCCTTTGAAGTCATGCTTGCTGACAAATGTGCAAGCACCGAAGACTTTGAAAACTATGTCACTTTCCCATGTCAAGGTGACTGGAAGTTTGATGGTCAACGCAATGTTGCTATCCAAAAAAATGGTGAGCCTACTGATAATCGAGCCCGTTCTGGTAAATCTTCTGAACACCTGAATGGTTTGTTTGATGAAGAACTTGCGAAAATTCGTGAATATTTGGGCTACGATTTCATCTTGGATGGTGAAGCATTTGCATCTGACTTCACAGAAACAATCAATGCTAAGAAAGAAGGCAATGACGAAGCGAAAGCTAACTTGCGTATTCGTGCATTCTTCTTGATGCCCCTGACTGATTGGATTGCTCAAAAGACAACTATCACAATGCGTCAAAATCGTATTGCTCTTGGTAAGATTCTTAAAGAATGTGGTTGCAAGAAGATCACTCTTTCTGAAGGTCGTGAAGTCAAGGACTACCAAGACATGATGAAATATTGCGATGAAGTCATTGACGTTCATAAGCAAGAAGGTTTGATCTTGAAGGATTGGGATGCAGTTTATACTTGGGATCGTACCTTCGCTTGGACAAAAGTAAAACGTTTTTATGACGTTGATGCTCGCTTTATTTCTTTCTATCCTGGTCGTCCAAAGTCACGTCTCGCAGATACCGTCGGTGGTGTTAATTGTGTAGCATTTCTCGAAAGCGGCGAACGTTTGGAATTCAATGTTGGTTCTGGTTTCTCTGATGCCAATCGGGCTGATATGAAAGCCAATCCAGAAAAATGGTTGAAACAAACTCACGTCATTAAGTATCAAGAAGTCTCTCGTTCGAAGAGTAAAGAAGTTGCATCATTGCGGTTCTGCACTTATGAACATTCACGTGATGACAAACTTGTGGAGATTTAATATGTCATGGGTTGATAAGAAATGTTATTGGTCTTGGGAAGAAGATCGAAAGAAGGATAAAGAAGGAAATTTTCTATCCTCTAGGCCTCCAACACCAACTGTTAAAAAGTTGGACTATGTCACTCTATTAATAAAGGTAGCATCAAGTTAGTTGATAAACCTGGCATTATTGAAAGTGGTGAACATCAACTACTTATCGGTGTATGGGATGATGAAAAATATACCCCTTTACATCGTGAAGAGTTAGAGTTTCATTTGGTAACTTATGTGTGGGAAGACACAGATCCAAAAGATCTACCATACCATGGGGGTTTTAGTTAAACGGGTAATTTAATATGCTTATATCAATATTGGTGTTTCTGTTCTGGTTTTATTACATGGTTGGTATGTGGGCTTTTTTGATCTACATTTACACAACCTTTAAGGGGTACGGTAATAAATGGTGGGCAATCGCAAGTGTGCCTATCAATTTATTGTTTGCATCATTTTTACAGACCATCATTGTGGCAGCTTTCCCAATAATGAGGTTCAATAATGGATGAAGATGTCTTATGGGATAAAGACATTCTCACTATCACTCAACTGAAAGCTGCAATCAAGCGGGCCAAAAAGCATAAAGTTTTTAGCTTTGTTGTTGAAGAATTGTCTACAGAAGAATTGATGCGTTTACGCAAAAGTGTGATGGATGGTGGTTCAGGTTTTTGTTTTGGATTGAAAAATCTTAAAGAACGTACTTGGGCAACCACTCTAGCCTATCTAAAACCATGCCCAACATTGTATCAAGTTGAGTTGTGGGGCCCAGCTAAAATTCACCAAACATTACCAAAATCTTATCTTAATGCAAACTAAACGCGGTTCACTTATTGAAACTATTTCGAATATTGTTATAGGTCTCTGGGTCTCTCTTATCCTCAATGCTATACTGTTTCCATTACTTGGTTTCAATTTATCCCACAAACAGAATATTACCTTAACTCTTATTTATACTGTTGTTAGTATAGTGAGGTCATATTCTCTTCGCCGACTATTCAATTGGGTTTCTATCAAATACAAAATCTAACAATAAATACATCTTTGATTAGTGAGAGATGTTATAATGAATGTAATAGATATCAAACCGTATATAATTCAACGAGAAAAGTTATTATTAGAAAATAAAATAGCATCATTAGTTAATGAACCTATACCAGGTGGTATTATAATGATTAAATATTATTTTGAAGAGTGGATGCAGAAATTTCATAAATGATTTGAAAAGAATTTGAGGAACAAAACGATGACTGAATATATTAACTACGGCAAAACGACACTGAACATTTTGACTGATAAAGTTGAAAAGAAATATAACGCCAAATATATTGGTGATTTTGCTTTGATGCGACCAAATGGTTGGGCAGAAGTTCCTGCTCAGGTATATTGGCAACCAGTTCCTCCTGTTCAAGGATACTCTCATTATTTTGGATTGATCATTCGATATGATTCCAATGATGAGCCAACAGTGTATATCACAACTGCTGCATCATTGGAGGATGTGGAATTTTCTGCTATTCGAAGTGGTGATGAAATTCTTTATTCTCGATATCGTCATGATTATCGAACTAGTAAGGATGGCAAATGTTCAATTGATGGTGGTAGAGATTACACGCGAATTATTGGAACCCCCGATGAAGTGATCACCCTGAAATTGTTCCAAAATAAATTGATAGTTGTGGATGGTGAAAATATCCCAGATGAAAATCCATTTTCCATTAGTCTCGATAAAATAATATGTCAGCAAAAGTAATTAGCCTTTTTTCAAAAAAGGAAATAAAAACATATTCTGACGAAGAAGTTTTCTTTGATGTGACAGATTCAGTAATTGATGATTGGCGTAAATATGCAGTCCTCAATAAATTGAATGATTACATTACTTCTAAAATTCCAGAATATGCCAGATTTCTAGAAGGTAATAATTATACAAGTGATTTAAATGCGATTTCTCATGTTGAACAGATGTTGAATATGAGTAT